GAGTATGTAACAAAAGCTGATCTCAGATTCTTTTACCCAAAGCGTATAAAGTTTGTAGGGGCTAAAGGATCACCAAGTTTTGATAGCTGCATTGTCGTGTGGGGTTTAAACCCTAAATAATTTAAATTTCATTTTACTTACTGCCCGATTTGAGTAGAGTGGATAGGAGGGATAGGGTAGCACCCGAATCGTTGAAATGCCTTATCAGCTTTCCCTCCGCATTTCAATAAGGCACAACCTTGAAAGGCAGGGGTTTATGCAAGGCTTCATATACTTACACAGAAAGATTCTCAAATGGGAATGGTATGATGATGCAAATACTATGCGCGTTTTCCTGCATTTATTACTTACAGCAAACCATATTAAGAAAAGATGGAGGGGCATAGATATTAAAAGAGGACAGGTTGTTATCGGAAGAAAAAAATTAGCTTCCACATTGAAGCTTACCGAGCGTGAAATCCGCACTTCTTTAAAAAGGCTAAAATCGACCAACGAACTGACCATCAAAACGACCAACAAATTTTCCGTTGTATCTATTGCCGAGTATGAATCATACCAGGTTTATGAAAAGAAAACGACCAGTAAAACGACCAGCCAAGTGCCAACAAACGACCAACAAACGACCACAACTAATAATGATAATAATGATAATAAGAATAATAAAAAAGAAACCTTTGAAATTCCAGAATGGATTAATGTAAATGACTGGAATGATTTTCTAAAAATGAGATCTTCAAAACCCGGTGTTAAGAATACGGAATTTGCCTTGAGTAGAATTATTGCAAAGCTGGATAGAATGAGACAATCGGGAAACGACCCGAACATTGGATTGCAAGAATCGATTATGAATAACTGGACAGGTGTATTTGAACCGAAACAACAAAAGGGAAAAGTTAATGGAAAAACTGGCGATGAACTTCTCAGGGAAATTAGAGAACGAAGACTTGCTTCCGGCGGAAACAAGGCAGCAAATTCAGAACTTGCAAAATTATGTAGTGAAACTGAAGCATGAAATAAAACCTTTGCAGGATTCTGCGGAGGAATGCAACAGGCTATCATATTTAGTGCAAGAGGCTGCAAAGATATATTCTTTCACAAAGAGCGATGCAGAAGCCGCGCTTGCAAGGGAGTCAGTTTACCAAGGGGTTTTGGGTAAATATCCTATTTGGACTGTTGAAAGAGCATTTAAGGACTGGAAGGAAGATAATAATCAAATGCCTATGCCTTCTGATTTAAGAAAATTAGTAATGAATAACTGGGATTTTGACAGGAACCTGAGAGAAATTTCTAACTCTGAAAGGAAGGTAGAAAATATTTATGAAGAAAATGATGTTCTGCAAGATAGCTATAAAAACCACAGTAATTACGCAGCAATCAGAACAATTGATAAACAACTTACTGTTCTGGAAGATAAGGTTCATAAGATTGATAATACTACCGAATGGATGAAGGGGGCGTATTCAGAAAAAAGTTCAAGAGGGTTTGCTTCATCGTATAAGCAAGAAAAGGAAACTGCATTGAGTGAGATTTGCGAATTTAAGGCAGGGAAAGAGAAACATCTGGCGGAAATTAGAGGCTTTGAAGAATGAGGGATTACGAGAGATTTATTAAAACAGGGAAATTTTAGGAGAGGGATTATGAAAACACCAAAAGAAGATTTTTTAGAAACAATCAAAGACCATAAGCTGACAATTCAGCAGGATGCTGGTGTGCATCGTTGTCTACTTCTCAAGAAACCAGAATCGAGCAACAGATACTTCTACATCACGACATGGCCGGGACACTTGTGCATTTCCGGGGATATGGGAACCTATGCCTTTAGCAGAATAGATGACATGTTCAACTTCTTCCGTGATGACAAGCTAGAGATAAATTTAGGGTATTGGGCTGAAAAACTACAGAGCATATCCTGCTTTGGCTCTAAAGATGGAAGCATATTTGAATTTGATGTAGAGGGTTCAGTTAAGGGCTTAATTGAATATTTTAAAGAGCAAAATGATGATGGGGAATATGACGAACTTCTGAAAGACATAGAGGAAGTAGACGTAGGGCACATGGTCAATGAACAGGATTTTGTACGTCAGATGCAGGGGGCGGGTGTAGATGAACCTTGGGAACATTCGCGAAAAAATCCCACCCATCATATTCAGTGGTGCATGTACGCTATTGTCTGGGCTATTCAACAATTTGACAACCAATAGATTAACCGGGGACATTAAATGGAAGTAAAAGAAATACCAACAACCCACACCTAAACAAAGGGTTTTAGCTTATTTAAGGAATATACAAAATGGCAATGAAAAGTCTACACAGCAAGGAAGCTACTGACGTTCTGGAGGACGTGGTTAAGTATTTGCAATCATTGGATGGTGGCCGCGATACCGTCAGAAAGCAAATTGCTCGCGCTGCTGGTGATATTATACGGGTATCATCACATTATAAAGCCTGTAAGCACCTCCAAGAAATATACGACTGCAAAACCCCGGAGGAATTGGTCGGGGAAATCAACAAGCGGATGACAGCAATGACAAAGTTTATACAGATAGCTCTTGTTGATGTGTCTTGGGAAGGCTGTGACTTTTACGGCAGCGATATTCAGGACGAGTTGGGGTGTCTTGGTATTATTGAGGAGCGACCTGTTAATCCAGATGAGAATGAGTTTGGTGCGTCCACCCTATTTTTCATCAAAGATGAGTATAAAGTTCCACCCGCCCGCACAGAGCATAAAGAGGAAAAAGAATGAAATACGCAGCAAAACATAATCTACCCTGGGAAGAGTTTGAAAACGAAATTATCAGGATAGGTGCTATACACGGCAGAACATTATCACAGTTAAAACATTTATTGCCAGGTAGATCCACTTCTGCAATTAAAGCAAGATTAGCTCCTGCAAAGCGCAAGATAGGTTATGAAAAGGCACGGAAAACAATAAATATATCACCTGAGGGTTCAAAGTTTGGTAAGGCAAAAATTAAGCTGATAAGGTTACGCCGATTGAAAGTTAAAAAATATCCTAATGGCGCCAAACAATACGTTCTCGATGGTGAGAATGTAGACAGCAGGCAGATTATGGAAGCTGCCGGCATGATGGGACGTGGAATAGTGGGGGTTTGACATGGAAGATAAACAGAAAAACAATAAATTTGATGAAGCTTTGGAACTTGCTAACGACATTCAGTATGCTATAGGAAAGCACTTCATGTGTGATGGAGAAAGGGAGCTAGAAGAATGTCTTTGGATAACTTTTGATTCTCTCTCTTTAGTTCTGGCGCACGCAATGAAGTCGGCTGAAATTCTAGAAGATGTTGACATAGAATTTCTCCAAGAAAGTTTTGAGGAGGCTTTGCAGAAAGACTTTGTTTGGGCTGAAAAAAAGATTAGATCAATGCAGGATAAGCTTTCAAATTAATTTCTTGATAATCCAAACAAAGATTGATAGAGTATCAACAGTTAATCTTTTGGAGTTGTAAAAATGGCAAAAGCTACAGATAAGATGCAGGATTTAAGAGCTGAAGCAAAAAAACTAGATATAAAAGCACCTGCAGGAATGACAAAGGCTACTCTTGCAAATCTGATTAACACAGCTAATCTGCCACAATCCAATGTTCCAAGAGTCCAGGACTCAGCACCAAAAGAGAAAAAGATTGCTCCACCAGTAACATCAACAGGAACAGAAAAGATACTTTCCAAACTAAAAGAAAAGTTCAAAGGATTTAATGGTTCGATTAGCGGTGCGTGTATTTTGATAGAGCGTCCTGATATATCAACAAAAACAATTATAGGAGAACAGGGTAAGGCATACACAGAAAAAGTACCTGGCACTGCAAAGAAACTAATCAACCTATCACAGCCTTATGAAAGCATAGAGAAAGCTTGTGCATCGTTTTACCCAAGCCGATAGCAGAGTAAAAGCAGAGTGACAAAAGAAATCAAAGGCAAGAACGGCGGAACATTAAATCAGTATGAGCCCGGAGAATCTGGTAATCCTGCGGGAATGAAGAAAGGAAGTAAAAACTTCTCCACAAAAGTAAAAGAATTCCTCAACTCTAAATCAGTTTCAATAGATGAAGATGGAAATATAGAACATCCTGACTTAACAAACTTTGAAGTAGCTCTAATAGCATTAATGCAAAAGGCAAATCAAGGAGACTCAAGAGCATTCAATGCATTACTAGATAGGGCAGCAGGCAAACCACATCAAACTTCTGAAACAAAATTCGTACATAAACAAGTAGTAGATTACGAATTGCTAAATGAGTTCGCCCCATTTCTTAAAGAAGCATTTGAAAAGAAACCCAAAAAGGAAACAAAACATTGAGTGATATTATACCAATTGGAGGATATAAATGGAAGTTAAATTAGGTGATAAGGTTAAAGATAAAGTCACAGGATTTACTGGCATTGCTTATGCTAAGACTGAGTATTTGAACGGATGCGTACAAATGGATATAAAGCCTCGCGTTGATAAGGATGGCAGGCCACAAGATGGTATGTGTATAGATATTGAGCAATTAGAAAAAGTTGGGACTAAGTCGGTGCTAGTTAAAAAGGCTGGTACTGGCGGTGCCATGAAAGTATCAAGAAGTATGAGCAGGAGATAACTATTGCAAGCAATGGTTTTGAAAGAACTGTAAAGCTTGGCAAGAGAAGAAGGAAGAAGTAGAGTTTGGCGGTGCGAGTTATAAACGGCAGCGGGGTGAAGCGAGAAGCTTAATGCATGCCACGAGTGTAAGCTAAAAGACCAGGGGCAGAGTAAAAACTGCCACCGCCATTAAGAAGGAAAGAGAATGGAAAAGTATTATCAGCATTATAAGGGTGATATTTATAAATTTCATTTTCAAGCAGAAGATGAGCATACTGGTGCGCCGCTGGCTGTTTATGAATCAGGAGAAACCGGAACTATATTTGTTAGGCCGATGGAAGAGTTTGAAGAAAAGTTCAAAGCTATTTGTGAGGCTTGAATAGTGGCGCAATTACTTGGTAATTTAATCTTAAAGAAATTTAGAATACAGCATTATTCTGACGGTAAGTTCTGGATAACCCATAATAGCGGTGAAGCTGGAGAGTTTGATATTGATAAGTTTGAAGATGTTATACAAAAGTTTTATGAGGATAATTTCTGATGTCAGAAGAAAGAGAGTTAGGGGCTTGGATTGCTGAGAAGTTATTTAGGTGGACGGAGGTTTCTATCAGAGAAGAAAGGAACCCCCATTACGGACATGTTGCGGGTAAGCATCCAGAATTGGGCTATGCTGGATTACCCAACTACCTCACAGACGCTAACGAATGGGAGAGGGTTGAGGATAAGTTAATAGAGTTAGGGTTCGACCCCAGTATGGATAGGGCGGACAGTAATTTCACTTACTGGATAATACAGGATGTAAATAACAAGATAGTGGGTAAGGGTAGCTGTAAATCTAGGCGAGAATCTCGCTTCAAAGCCCTAACCCAAGCCAAACCACACATTGAAAAGCTACTGGAAAATGAAAATGCTAACAAGTAAACCATTTCTATTTATGCTAAGTCTTTGTATTTTTATGATGTACATGGCCTGGGGTTTGGTGTGAGATACACTTTAAAGCGTTACTGGATGTGTATTAGATGCAATCAGATGGTAAAGAGAAGATGGAAATGGTTTCACAGATGCAAGTGAGGGATTCAATATCAAGGGTGGAGGCTGTAATGACAGATGATGTTGCGCCGGAAGCTATAGTAATAACCACAAAAGATAGAAAGTTTAAATTCTCTGGCTCCACAGAACCAACGCCGGGGTTCTGGATATATAATTTTAAGTAGTAAAAACCGTGAATAATATGCCAAGATATACGACAGAACACTTTTAGTTGGCAACTTATGATGAAGAAACTAACATTTAAAGAAGCTTACAAACGATGCAAAGAATGTTGCTACCTTATGCACGGAATAACATCATATAGATTAAGAGAACGCTGCGAGGAATGTGGCGGAAACACTACGAAGTTTAATCAAGATAACCAGTGGAAGAGGAAGTAATGATATATGCTAAGGAGATTTTAGCCATGCCTGATAATGCTACAAATACAATTTTTAAACATGCTTATTCGGAGGTTCGTGAAGAACTGGATGATCTAGTAGAAATTGCAACTGCCACGGGCGGCGGCGATGACTCAATTTCTGGATATACTGTAAAAGCTGCAGATGAGCAATACCAGGAGGCAGTTCATAGTGCAACGCTTGAGGAAATGCTATTTATAGCTACGTCTTGTATCGGATGGAACACAACTTATGAGGAGGACACTGGAAACTTCTTTTATTTTACCCGTAGAAAAGGTGAGCAGCCGCGTTATATTAATGCAAAAGAGTTTGAAGAGCTTAATGGAGATCCTCTTATCCACACAATGGTACGCGGGAAGGGTTATGATTATTGTGAGTTCATATACAGTAAAGGCGGTAATACTTTGTACAGAGGCCATAGGTTTATAAAAAATTCAACCGATAGGCGGGAAGCTTTGCAGCCCGGAATTGCCACAGGAAAAAATACACTTACCTGTATTTGTTCGGCAGTTATCACCGCCATCGCAAAGGAACATGATAGTTCTGCAATGGATATATTTAGTGCTGGTATGGATTTACTTAATGAAAATATAGCTATAGCAACAAAACCCGGAGAGATTGATGGCTAAGTTTGAAATTGGCATTGACGAAATAGAGCAAGATGTTCTTTCTTGTAAGAAAATCTACGAACTGTTAGAGAAGAATGGATTCAAAGTATGGTTTGTAGATTGTCGATTAGATGAGAAAAGAAGTCATACTCGTAATATAAAATCACGTTATGATGATGGGAGAGAATGAAGTTTTCTCAACAAACCAAATTATAACAGATGTCAAGTAAATGGACTTTGAGAAATTCTTTAAAGAAAACCCAGAGCATCAACATCAAGATGCAGAGCTTCAAAATTATTTGTATAGGGAGAATCTAAGTGCTTTCGTCCGTCCCGTTTTTCGTCAAGTCTTGCCAGGTGATAGATTCATATCCAACTGGCACGTTGATTGTTTGTGTGATTATCTCACCGCCGTGGAGAGGGGAGAGATTAAACGTATCATTATCAATATCCAACCAAGGAGTCTCAAAAGTATTATATCGAGCGTGTCATTTCCTGCATGGTTGCTCGCTCGAAATCCGCACACCAGAATTATTTGCGCATCTTACGGGCGCGACTTGGCCGGGAGGTTCTCGCGCTGGACACGCGATGTAATAGAATCCGACTGGTACAAGGCCGCATTCCCCGACACAGTCATCAAGAAAGACCAGAACGAAAAAGCTTACTACGAGTTAACGCAGGGTGGTTTTCGCTTAGCAACATCTGTCGGTGCTACTATTACAGGTACTGGCGGGCATTATCTTATCATTGATGATCCACAGAAGCCGTCAGAAGGTACAAGTGAGGCAAAAAGAGAAGAAACAAATACTTGGTTTGATGGTGATTTATATACTCGTAAAGACAGTATGGATACTCGAATTTTGGTTATAACAAACCGTGTTCATGATTTGGATTTAACTGGTCATTTATTAGGAAAGGGAACTTGGGAACAGTTAAAGATACCAACTATTGCAACGAAGAAAACAATTATTGAAATACGTGGCAATACTTATACACGGAAAATAGGAGATTTATTAAATCCTATCTTACAAACCAAAGAGTTTCTTGATACGGAAAAAGCGGAACTTGGAGAATATCAGTGGGCTGGACAGTTTCAGCAGGAGCCTGCACCTCTTGGGGGTGGTGAGTTTAAAGAGGAATGGATTAACAATCTGAATGTTAATGCTACCGGAATGAATAAATATTTACTGGTAGATCCCGCTGGCAAGAAAAGAAAAGAATCTGACTATACAGCAATGTGGGTTATCGGCTGTGCATGGGATAAGAACTATTACATATTGGATATTGTCCGGGATAAATTGAACCTCATTGAAAGAAAAGATAAAGTTTTTGAGTTGGTTGATAAATGGAAAGTATTGAAGGTAGGTTATGAGACTTATGGTATCCAGGCAGACATAGAATATATTCAGGAACAGCAGAAATTAATCAATTTTCAATTCAAGATTATTCCTTTAGGTGGTACGAAAATCAGCAAAGAGGACAGGATAAGGAGATTAATACCACTTTTCCATGATGAACGCATAATCTTGCCAGAGCCGGGATTTTATGTTAAAGATTATACAGGGGCTTCACGTGATTTGGTGATGGATTTTATTGAGGATGAATATCTTCCGTTCCCAAAAGCGAAACACGATGATATGATGGATGGACTTTCAAGGATGTGTGATGAAGAGTTTAAAATGGTATTTCCTTCTTATAAACCAGTAAAAGTAAAAGCAAACGCAACCACTGAATCGAGTATGTACCTATGAAAATAGAGCAGGATGATCCAGATTTAGAGATTGTAAGCAATACCAAAGCTGCAAACTGGACAAGGAATATACCGGTAAACTTCCATCATAAGGGCGGGTTGACAAAGATACAATTAGCAGAAATGGCGGTTAATAAAGCCTTAGAAGATGTACGAAGCGGAGAGGTTGCAAAGAAGTTTCAGTTTCAAGCTACTACAATTGTAAAACTTTCCAAAAGGTACGATTTTAAGAAGTTCAAATATCATTCAGCTTATTATGTAAAGATTGCCAGTGATGCCTTTCTCCCACAGAATATTATGGAATGGGCTAATGATGACGGGAGGAAGATGACACGACAGGAATACAGACTCTTTCTAAAAGAACACCATATTGACGCAGATGACAAAGAAGTTAACTTTAACTATTCAGAAAAAGACGAAAAGACTATTAACACAGCGGTACAGAATTATGTTTCTGATAAAGATATGAGGGCGTTTGAAAATGGGTATCCCAACTGACAAAGAAATAACAGAGAATTTAAATGATATTATTAATAAGTCGCTAAGTTCCGGCTGGGATTTCTGGCGCAGAAAAGAAGTTCAGGAAGGGTTTAGGTTTTATTACGGGTTAGAGCAATGGAATTTAAACATTGTTAATGACTTGCGTAACAAGGGTCTTACTCCTATCACGATGAATCGCATACCACCTTTTGTTAATTCTGTTGCTGGAGAGATTACCCGTCTTTCTGGTGAGGCTCATTTCTTCGCTACTGATACCAGGGTCAGTGAAGAGTATGCAGAGATTGCGAATGAAGGTACAAAATGGGCGCGTTCTAAAAGTAAGTCCGATTACTTTGATAAGCTTGTTTTGAAAGATGCTATTATCTGTGGACTTGGTATTAAAGAGCAGATTGTAGATTATGAAACTAACATGAACGGTTTACCCCGTGATTATAGAGTGCCGCCACACTTGATTATTCCTGATTTCTCTGCCAAAGGTGCTAATATAGAAGACGGGGAGTTTGTTGTAAGGGCAGACTTTTTAAGTGACCAGGAGTTTGAAAGAAAGTTTCCTGAATTTGTTGGTAGTAGGACGGGGGCAGGGGCTGAGTTTTTATTTTTAACGCTGAGAACATCAAGAGAAGCGAACTTTAATAAGGTTGCGTTCTTCAGTTATGCAGATCACGACGCATTTAAACTTGATGAGAACTTAGTTTTAGACTTCCAGTTCAGGGATAAAGAAGCTGTTCTCAGGATGGAGAATCCTTTACTAAATGAAGATAGTGGGTTGGTTGAGAAAGCTATTTTAAATCCTGGTCTTGAACAGTTTATAGTTGAAGAGATACTTGTAGAGTTTGATTTAAACCCACAAGATAAATTATGGATACTCCCGAAAGACAAAGCCAAAGAGTTAAAGGAAAACTTCCAAGGTCTTGCAGATATTCCTTCTCAGGAAACTCACAGAAATAGAATCAGACGAGCATTTACCTCCGGTGGGCATATATTAGATAAAGGTGACGCACCGTTTGAAGATAAGTTTTCTTACAATTTCATTGTTGGATTATGGGATGACATGAAGCAATGCCCTTATTTCCTGGGTAGAATGTTACGGGATCCTCAAAGAGTAACTAACGCGTCTTTCATGCATATATTCCAGGGGGCGTTAACAGCTCCCAAAGCTACTATCATTGCCAAGAAAGGTATTACAGATGATCCTGGTAACTTTGAACAGAGAGTTGCACGTAGTGAGTCTGTAGTGTGGGTCGGTGATGATGCGAACTTTGCCACAGATATATTTGATATAAAGCGTGGCGCGGTTCCTTCTGGTTTTACAGAGCCGCATAATATAGGAGTTACAGCTTTTCAGGATGTTTCCGGGATAAACTTTTCTTTCACGGGATTAGACGGACAAGAAATAACCGGCGTACTTGATAGACAGAGGAATGAAAAATCCACCACTGCTTTAGGAGAGGTAATTGATAACTTCCGTTTTTATCTGATGGAATGTGCGAAAGGTGATCTTAATAGATTAAAAGAATTGTCAGAAAATGTTCCCGGCAAGACAATAAGAATACTTGGAGAAAATGGAGTTAAAAACTTACAACTTCTAGAAGATGTATTTTCCGCAGATTACGATGCAATCATAGATGAAATTGAAGCCAGTGTTTCAATGCAGCAGGAAACAGCCAAGATGTTTGCTGAAATGTTAAAGACAGGAGTTGTTCCGCAAGATATGCAGGGTGAGATATTAGATATGATTCTTGAAATGAGTCCTATTCCACAATCTAAGATTAATGAGCTGAGAGAATCCCGCGCTCAGAAACAGCAGGCGGCCGCACAGAAAGCACAGCAAGACCAGCCTGTTAGTGATGAGTTAAATCAGTTGTTGCTTGCCCAAACTCAAGCAGATATAAGAGAAAGCATAGCAAACGCAGAGAGTAAAACCGCTGACGCACAAATGAAACAGGCTAAAATCCCGCAGATACAAGCGGACGCTATAAAAACTTTTGAGGAGAGCCAGCAGGTAGCATTAGAAAATGATATACTTGCAGCCACACCACCAGGGAGAGCTGATGTTAATATACCATAGGAGTTTTAAATGTCTATTGTCACAAAACTAACTGAAGAACTTGAGAAAGCAGGGCTTGATCCTGCAACAGGACAACCAACTGAAGGAGAAGACAATGCAGAACAAGATCAAGGGACAGACACCGAAGGACGTGCCGATGGTGAAGGGGACGATACCGGAGGAGAATCCGAAGAGCCTGCCGATGGGGAGGAATCCGACGGCGGCGAAAGTGAGCCAGATGCCGAAAGCTTAACCTCCGAACAGGAGGAGGCAATTGAGGGGGGAAAGGGAATGGTGGAAATTCCTGCCTCCCTCCTTAAGAAACTTCGCAAGGAAAAAACAGAATCTTCTGATAAGTATAATACTCTTCTACAGGGTGTTATGGATCAGAAGGACAATACTATCAATGACCAGAATACTGTTATACAACAGATACTTACACCTAAACAGGAAGCAGAACCTGCAACTATTCCCGATCCTCTAACAAACCCGGATGAATATAACGTCTGGTTTAAGGGTGAAATGGCAAAGGTTCAAAAAGCAAACGAAGATAGCTTTGCACAAGTGCAGCAAGCCACACGACAGATGCAGATTGATATGGCAGTTGACAAGCTCGAAAATACTTATGAGTCACAGAATCCCGGCTTTAAAGAACGCAAGCAAGCATTCGTAAATAAGCAGGTGGAAGAAACTTTTAACACTGCCAATATATTTGACCCTACATTTACCAAAGCAAAGGCCGTTGCCGCTGTCAATCAGAAGGCAAAGCTAATGGAGAATGCTTTTATCAATCAGGGAATGGATCCATCCGCAGGTCTTACATTGTTAATGGATCAGCAAAACTTCGGCATTGACGTAAAGGAAGAATCAAAACCCAACCTTAATAAGATAAATGAAAACCAGAAGAGACAGAAAAGTCTCAGCAAAGGTGGTAAAGAAAAAGGTGTAGAAAAAATTGTACAGACTTTTGCTGATTATGATCAGTTATCAAGGTCAGAGAAAAAAGCTATGAAGGTAAAGATGGGTCATGCAAATTGGAAGAAGATGAAAGCAGATATGTTAAAACAAGCCAGGGAAAACCTCTCAGCTTGACAAAGATAGAGTAGTTATTTATTGTAGTTTTGCATTTTAGTACTTTTACCCCTCAAGGAGTGACCGCTCTTTGGGGGGGTTTTTTTAGGGTAGATACCCCTGGCAGTGTATGAAATTTGACTTAATGATATTAATTTGCTATGTTAAATAATCTGCAATAAGATGCCACACGGGGTGGCGCGTCTAACAAACGCTAAAAAACGTTAGGTTTTCAGTTATTTCCCCTCAAAAATAGCCCCCGTTAAAGTGAAGCAGATGACACTTTAACTTTAATCTATGGGGGTTATCATGGCTGAAACAGCAATTTTAACCGGTGATGCAATAGCAGTCAAACTGTTTGAAGAGGATCTCATTGAAGAGATTCTAAAAGAAACAGTAGCCGGTTCTATGATCGCACCAGGTGTACTTACTCAGGAAGATCGTCTTGAGCAGTTCGCTGGGGATCAAATTACATTCCAGATAAGGTTGAATCTCACCGCTCCAGGTAGTAGTGAAACTGATGCCATTGACGGGAATGAAGAAGAAATCAATTTCAATGACGATGCGCTTATACTTGGACAGCTCTCACACGCTGTTAAGGTTGCTTCTAAAATTTCAATAGGACAGCAGCGTGTAGGTTTTGATCTTACTATGACAGGTCTTAATGGCTTGAAAAAGTGGTTCAAGTCTCGTTTTGATATGTGGTTTTTCAATCAGATTACGGGAAATACATCAACTGCATTTACGCAGGACGGTGTAACCTTTAACTCTGGGAATATCATACTGGCAACCGGTCAGAACGTGGCAACTGCGCCATCGACTAACCGGGCAGTTAGAGCAGGTGCGGTGGCAAGTGATGATTTGCTTACCTCTACTGATACCATGACATTAACACAGATTGACGCTATGACGGAAATTGCACAGACTGCAACTCCTTTCATTGCTCCGCCTACGTTGAATGGCATGGAACTCTACCCGATGTTTATTCATACATTCCAGAAAACAGATCTTATTCGTGATACTGCTTCACCGGTAACTGTTGTTGATATTGAACTCAACAGACTTGCCGGGGGCGCGGATATTGAAGATACATTCTTAGTTAAAGCACAGGGTTTTGTGTACAACGATGCAATGATTATCGTCAATACTCGTATTCCTGAAGGAGTAGACGGCTCAAATGTAACCGTAGCAAATACCAGGTGCGCAGTTCTTTGCGGTGAGGGTGCTGCACATTTCGGCTTTAAGGGTGGTGGTGATGGTGAGGCAACTTTCCATCGAACATTCTTTGATGGTGGCCGTAGATTGCAGGTTGCAGGTCATACTACTGGCGGAATGACGAAAGTTGTTTTCAACAGTGAAGACTTTGGGACTGTTACAAACTCAACCTATGCTGCACAGCATACAAGTTAATAGGAGGATATTATGCCTAGTTCAGATATTGATATTTTTGCAGGAGGAGCATCTGATTTACTAGCTAAACAGACAGAGTCTGGTGTACTTCATAAGAGTGCAGCAGTTGTGGTTCCTACAGCAACTGCTATCGCGGCAGATTTTGGAATGATTCGCTTTCAGGCTGGCTTTAATTTGATAAGCTTTGAGCTTGATGGTGTTGATCTGGATACTACTGACACTCTAACGTTAGATGTGGGTTTCGTTTATGACGATTCTGCTCTAACCGATGACTTGAATGCGTTCCTTGATGGCTTGACCATTGCACAGAATGCCAATGTAAGCTCTTCAGTTTGGCCTATCGCCGGTGGATTACTTACCGGCCTTGGTTTTACTGCAACTGCACCGGGATATATTACTAT